GAAATGGCGCTTATGGAGGGACGTTTCTTGACGGTCGAGAGGTAGTCGGGCAGTCCTAACGCTGCCCGTGGTCCAACTAGAGTGTCGAGCATGCTGTACCAGATTTTGTCGGGGCGAACAACGGGTAGCGCACGGCGTAGTGCCCGATTCGCATCGGACGTAGATCTCGGTTCGAGTTTGCTTAGCAGGTAATCTCGTTTCGGTGGCCCGGTCGAGGTCGCGGACGCCTACAAAGCCGGGGCCGCCAATAAGCGAAAACCACCGGCGAGAAATTATCGTATTTCGTGAAAGCGTTTCCGAGAACTGAGATTGCCTTCAGAGAAGCTTAAATTCTGTATGAAATCAACCTGCTAGAGTCGTGCCGCACAACTGCTCCACTTTCGGTTACTCCGAGGTGTACTCCATCCATCCAGATCCAGTCCAAACGATTGTGCGTCCGGTACCGTCCTGGATCGCAATGATCGGCTCATCATCGTCGCACTGAACGAAGCGGTAGTCATCGGGCAATCCAAGCCGCTGACGCAATTCTTGCTGACGATAGTACTCAAATAGCCCATAGCTATGTGTATTCAGCTTCACCCAGTCCAAAGCCTGCGAAGTCGAATCAGCCTGATCGTCGTGTTTGCAAGACGGAAATGCGACCAATTCTTTGTAATACTCCAATAGCCAATCAGCATCGGTCGGAAGATAGACGAGCCCGTTTTCGATAGTGCTTGTAACCGAATGCATTCGCATAATTTTGTCCATCGTGGGCTCGTAACGAGTCACACCATAAGCGCCTTCGCGGATGAGTTCTTGAATAAGTTGCGTACCGGAGGCCTTATCCTCTATCAAAATGTTCCTTGGTTGAAAACGTGCCGACTGTTCCCGAATGGCTCGTTTCAAGTCGGGATATTCCAAGCGTTTGCGAAGCACGTGCAAGAGATAGAGCCTCTTGTTCTTTCGGCCCCAAGTTGTGCAAACACTAAAGTCGCTCAGCTCCGTGCTTTTGTTAGCCGTATCCCAACTTTGGAGAATCATGTCAAACTTGGCCGGCTGATCGCCAGGGTCGTAGCCATTAAACCATTCCCACTTAACCATGCCGCCACCCAGTGGTGCGGGCGCCTGCTGATATTGACCCGCGAAGTTGTATTCGCCCAGAGTTCGTTTCAAATGCTCCAGAACAGGCAACGGCTCTCGGTCCGGATGTAGTGGTTCACCGGCCTTCCGCCGCGCCACCCAGGTGCGATTCGGTGAGCGAATGATGTGTGTTTCGCCCTCTTCAGCGATGGCGGGAAGACGTACGAGATCCCAATCCTCTTGTTCCAGGACGTGGCCAACCAGATCATCCTCATGCAGACGCTGCATAATAATGATGATGACTCCCTTTCGCTTGTCATTCATCCGGCTATAGAGCGTGTGGTCATACCACTCGTTCACCGCTTTGCGTTGGGTTTCAGACAATGCCTCATCAGGCTTCAAAGGGTCATCGATGATGATGAAATCTGCTCCCCGGCCGGTCAGCACACCTCCCACGGAGGTGGCGAACCGGAAGCCATTTTGGGTCGTCAGGAACTCCTGCACAGCTTGTTTATGAGGCGCGAGGCGGGTCGAAAACAAGCCGCGATACCACTCGCTGCTCATGACGGTACGACAGTCCAGGGAGTGCTTGTTAGCGAGATCCTGCCCGTAGCTGGCACAGATGACTTGGGCACTGGGATTGTGGCCAAGAACAAAGGCAGGGAAGGCCACCGCCGCGGCGTGCGATTTCAGCGAGCGGGGCGGTATGTTGATGATGAGCCGAGTGATTTCTCCGCGCCGGCAAGCTTCCAGTTTCGACGCGATCAACTCGTTGTGCCAATTATGCAGAAATGGGCTGCGCGGATTCAGTTCGCGGAAAGCTCGATGCATAAACGTATATTGGTCGTTACGTGCAAAGATCTGAAATTCAGCTGCGCTCAGAGTCGCCATTGATTCCCCCCTGTAACTCAGGTTTTTCTTGTCCTTGTTCTTCTTCCTTCGGATTCAGGAAGCGTTTCAGGATGCCGTCCATGACCTCCTGATCAAGATCAGAAATAACTGGCTCTTGTGCCCCCTGCATATTCTGTTTGGCTTCGGCGTCTTGGGCTAAAACGACCAACTGAGCGAGCGCGCGTAGGTCGCCGGAGGCAGCCTTGTTGACGAGTTGCTTCAGTGCAGCTTCAAGCTTCGTTACGGTCTTCCGCTGGCCGTGTTCATTGATCACCACTCTTTCGCGAAGAGTCTTGGTGAACACGGTCGCAACATTCAGGCTGCCCTTCGGCCTCCCTTTAGGATTGCCAGAGACTCCCTTCTTGAAGCGAGTCGTCTTAGGCGGATTCCGGTAGCCCACCGACTCTGCAACCTTGCTATCATCGCCCGTGTTCACTGGCGGCCTCCTGTTCGATTTCGTTGAAAGTGCGCCCAGAGCGTGCTTGCGTAGCAAACATGCCGGTAAATTTCTGCCATCGACGGATCACAGTATCGACATAGCGGGGATCCAGTTCGATGCCGCGGCAGACACGCCCAGTTCGCTCCGCCGCAATCACTGTCGTCCCGCTTCCTAGGAATGGATCGAGCACGATGTCGCGCCGAACAGAACAATCCATGATGGCGTCGGCAACTAACGCGACAGGCTTGACCGTTGGATGAAGTTCGAGCAGGTTGCCTTCTTCGGTAGACCGCGAAAACGAATTGACCCCTGGGTAATTCCAAACGTTGGTGCGGTACCGGCCGAACTGGCCAAGTTGCACATTGTTGCGATGACTTTCCTTGCCGCTTTTGAATACGAATATGAGTTCGTGTTGACTCCGGTAAAGGGAACCCATGCCGCCGTTGTCCTTCACCCAAACGCAAACGTTCTTCAACTCCGAATAGACCTGCTTTCCTGCTGCGAGTAGCTCCGGCATGTGTCGCCAGTCCATGAATGCATAATGCAGTGAACCATCGACGCTGTGGGACGCGCAGCGTTGCATGAATTGGGCTAGGAAGTCGGTGAATTCAGCGTCAGTCATTTCTCCGGAGGCCATTTTGAAATCCTCGTGGCGGATGGTTCCAAGTCCCGTGGCATGCCCATCAATCTTGACGTTGAACGGCGGGTCCGTGAAAACCATGGCTGCGCGACGGGATTCCATCAGCGCGGAGTAGCTGTCGGAATTGAGGGAGTTTCCGCAGTAGATCCGGTGGGGGCCTGCAAGCCAGAGATCGCCCGCGCACGTCACTCCAATCGGTTTGCTTTCAGGCAAGTCATCTGCAGGATCCGATTTTGCCTGAACCTCAGGAGATCCCCCCTCGATCAAAACATCAATCTCACCTACCTCGAAGCCTGTGGCCTCGAGATCGAAATCCAGATCCACCTCGAAGAGGCCCCTCAACTGTTCAGCTAGTAACTTTTCGTCCCAGGAAGCTTGCTCGGCCAGCCGATTGTCAGCAATCATGAATGCTCGACGCTGCGATTCCGATAGGTGATGGATGCTGATCGTAGGGACTTCCCGGAACCCTAGACGTTTGGCGGCCTCGATCCGACCATGGCCAGCGAGAACACGCCGGGCCCCGTCAATCATGACGGGCCAGAGGAACCCGAAACTCTTGATACTCTTCGCAAGCTGACTAAGCTGCCGATCGCTGTGTACCCGTGGATTCCTGGCATCGAGCTCTAAATCCGCGATGGAAACTCGAACAATTGTGGTGGGCAGGCTTGGATCGTTGGTGCCAGCGTGCTGGCCGCCTTGAATTGTTTGCAGTGGGCTTTTCGATTTGTTTGTCACAAGACGATTTTGTGACAAACAAACGAAATAGTCATTTACAGAATGGGTCCAAATAATTATTTACGCAGAAACCCTAGACGGACCAGCCGCGTGCGTTGCGGCAAACGCGCTATTGGTCAGGGCCGCTGTCGCCAGGCTTCTCGGCTGCGTTTGCCCGCGGGTAGATTGGATGTAGCTGTACCGAGGCGGTGTACAAGATTTTGGCTTTCCGTCCGTTCGGTAGCGCGACGCTGTTGTGTCCTGGGTCTGGCCTGGTGACGACAAGGCACATCGGTCTTCGTTTGGATCGCCACTCAGCCACGATTCGCTTGACTTCTGTCTCCGAGATCGGCATCGCGGGCGCAGTATCTTGAATATACTTCACCCCCTCGCTGATCGCTACGCTATGCTTCTCGCCCGCTTCCCTAGCGCGACTGTAGGCGTAGACGACTAGGGTCGCTCTCTCTAACATCCACATGGGTTTCTGCCCGTTCTTCTTGGGTCTTCCCGGTGTCTTCATAGTTCCTCCGAAAAATTGATTCATTTTTGAGCGAAAGTGAGCATTTGAAATCTCCGGCAGCTAGATTGTCAGGGGGTAGTGGAAGTATGCACCAAATGTTCGCGGCCGTTTAACACAGAAGTGCAAGTGAGAAACCGCCCAGTCATTGACGCAAAAAGCACGGCACTCGGCCGCAGAATTGACTTGATTATTACGGGCAAGGAAGCGGCAATGTTGCTGAGTCTATAGGAGGTATTATGCCGGACCCGATTGCCCAGCGTCTCACCACATTGCCAAATCTCAGCAAAACTGCGCTCCGCGAACTTTGGCAGCAGCTCTTGAATGCGCCTCCACCTCCCCAACTGCGCAGACATCAAATGACCCCAATTCTTGCTTATCGGCTGCAGGAGCAAATTTTTGGATCACTGACTACAGCAAGTCGTGGCCGTCTCCGGCAGTTGGCACGAGCGTTCGAGGCCAACTCGAGCGGATCGATCTCGGCTATCCCGACTCTCAAGCCAGGAACGCGCCTCGTCCGCCAGTGGCGCGACCAAGTTCACCTCGTAAATGTCGAAACCAGTGGGTATGAGTATCAGGGTGCCCGCTATCAAAGTCTCTCCGAGATCGCACGCTTGATCACCGGCACCCGCTGGTCCGGCCCTCTTTTCTTCGGAATCAAGAGTGAACAAAGCAGGTGTAAATCCAAGGAGGCCCGATGAATACTGACTCCAAACCCGTCCTGCGCTGCGCGATCTACACGCGAAAGTCCTCGGAAGAGGGCCTCGAACAGTCCTTCAACTCGCTCGATGCACAGCGAGAAGCCGGCGAAGCCTTCATCCTCAGCCAGCGGCAAGAAGGCTGGCGGATGCTGCCCGCCCGCTACGATGACGGTGGATACTCCGGTGGAACCATGGAGCGACCGGCATTGCAGCGTCTGCTGGAGGACATCCAGGCCAACAAGGTCAACGTCATCGTCGTATATAAGGTAGATCGTCTCACCCGCAGCCTGGCGGATTTTGCGAAGATTGTTGAGGCGCTTGAGGCCCGAGGAGTGTCGTTCGTCTCCGTAACCCAGCAGTTCAACACCACCACCTCGATGGGTAGGCTCACCCTCAACATTCTCCTCTCGTTCGCACAGTTCGAAAGAGAAGTCACGGGAGAACGGATTCGGGACAAAATTGCTGCCTCGAAGAAGAAAGGAATGTGGATGGGTGGTCCAGTGCCGCTCGGATACGACCTCGAAGCACGCAAGCTGATTCCGCATCCCACCGAAGCCGCGCTCGTCCGCAATAGTTTTGCTCTCTACCTCAAGCTCGGTTGTGTGCTGAAGCTGA